TGTGATTGCAATAGTATGTAAACATTATCAAAGTGAAAAAATCATGATTGTATCAGGTGATAAAGACTTTATACAGTTACAAAAATATGAAAATGTAAGACAATACAGTCCAATTACTAAAAAACATATAAATGGGTTTGACCCGGTTGTCTATATAAAAGAGCATGTATTGAAAGGCGATAAATCAGATGGTGTTCCAAATGTATTATCCCCTGACCATACCTTTACAGATGGTTTGAGGCAAAGGCCTTTAACATCTAAAAAGATTGAAAGTATACTAGCTCAAGACATTGAAGATTTAAATGATGAAGTGAAACGAAATTATCAAAGAAATGATAAACTAATTAATTTGGATAATATACCAGAAAAATTAGAAGAAGATATCTTAGATGATTTTAAGGGTGCCAACTGTGGCGATAGAAGTAAATTGTTAAATTATTTTATAGAAAAAAGACTGAAAGGTTTAACTGAACAAATTGGAGAATTTTAAAATGGCAAATGGTAATTATACATTATTGTTTTCAGAAGTACTTGACAAAGTACACAAAGCAAAAACAAAATCAGAAAAAGTAGCAATACTAATCATTAATGATAACAGTGGATTAAGAATGGTATTGAAAGCATCTTTTGACCCAAAAATTGAATGGGTGATACCAGAAGGTGTAGTACCATATAAAAAGAATGATGCCCCTATGGGAACAGAACATACTATGCTTCAAGCTGAATCTAGAAAGTTATATCATTTTATCAAAGGTGCAGATAACGATACACAACAAGCAAATAAAGAAAGAATGTTTATTCAAATGTGTGAAGGTCTACATGAATCTGAAGCACAATTATTGTGTGATGCAAAAGATAAAAAATTACATCAAGTATATAAAGGTTTATCGAAAGATGTAGTAAGAGAGGCTTTCAAATGGGATGAAAATTTCATGGTAGAAGAAGCACCAAAATATCCACAAGCGCCAGGAAGTGCTTCAGGGGTATAAAGTACTTGACAAGTCTTGTTAGACCTGTTATAATGGTTAACAATGAGAATAAAAATTCCCGTTCATGTCAACTCACTCTCTCTCGACCTCATCATAGAGTTGACATGAACACCTTGTAGGTTAAAATTATGAGTAGAGCAATCAAAAAAATACCATATAAGTTTGTTCATGTATATTGGATTGATATTCAGTCTGATAGTTCATGGAGAAGCACTGAAGATGTAAAAGAAGACAGTCTACCAAGATGTCTTAGTACTGGTTTTTTAATTAGTGATGATGATGAGATGATTAGAATTGTTTCAGATTTTAATTTTAAAGATGATGGTAGTATTGATGAATGTGGCAATTCTACAATTATACCAAAAAGTGTGGTACAAGAAATAAAAGAGGTGACATAATGATTTATATAGCTGCAACTATTGGTATAGTTATAGTAGAAATAATTTATTATGATATGAATAAAATGAGAGAACGAGAAGAAAAAAGTTTTAAAGAAAATGTTTGAACATGTAATTAGAAATCCATTTGATATGAAACCAATTTTCAATACATGTGAAAAACCATCATTCAATACAAACGATACTGATGTACTTATACAAGCACAAAAAAGAATTGAGTTAGATAATCTAGGTAAAAATATTTACTTTGAAACATCTACTGCAATCGAAGAAGAATTAGTTCAAAAGACAGCTGCAAAATTAGGACTACTTAATCAACAAAGTAATTATAGTCTTTTAGTTGATTGCGATAATATAAAACAACTAGGATTGGCAATCGAGGATGATGTTGTTATTATGCACAAGGGAAAACTAGAGGCATGTTTTGTGGCATTTCCTTCATCATGGAACGCTGGTGAAAAGATGGGGAAAAGTCTTGCAGAATTACACGAACCAATTGCAGACAATGAGGCATTAGTTCGTGCATCTGATGGTATCATGAGAGCCATGACAGGTGGACAATCGTATCATAGATACACTTGGGGTATATCATCACTAGGTGGTTATAGTAATCATCCATTGTATGAGAAACCAGACTTTGATTCATTAGATAATTTAACCTTTAGAGTAGAACATGAGAGGACTGTTACAATTACAGAAGGCACTACTGCAGTTTTCTTGATACATGTCGATATATACCCTCTTAAAGGGGTCTTAAAGACTGATTTTGGACTTATAAAAGAATCTATTGACAGTATGAGTAAAAGTGTGTTACAATACAAGAATCTAGTAAAAGTTAAGGAGTTATTAAGTGAATATATTTTATCTGCATGAAGACCCAATACAAAATGTCAAGTGGCATGTTGATAAGCATGTAGTCAAAATGGCAACAGAATATGCACAATTACTATCTACTGCACACAGAGTAATAGATGGTGAATTGTATGAAGATAGAACAAAAAATAATCACAGAATTAAAAGGTGGAAACTACCTGATAATAGGGAGAATATACTTTATAAAGCAAGTCATGTGAATCATCCTTGTAATGTTTGGGTGCGTGAAAGTAAATCAAATTATCGTTTGATGTACCAGATTTACATGGCTTGTCTTGCAGAGTATACACATAGATATGGAAAAATACATGGTGCTTCAAAACCATCTATTAGTCTACTTAGGGCACCAAACAATATTAAGGATATTGGGTTAACAGAATTACCTCAAGCAATGCCAGACTATTGTAAAGTGATAGGTAATCCAATTCAGGCATATAAAAATTATTATATAAATGAAAAGAATGGATTTGCCAATTGGAAAAATAGAACGAGGCCAGAATGGTATGGAAGTATATAATAGTAAAGAACAAGCAGAAGATATTGCTGGATTAAAACTAGCAGTTAAAAACTTAGAAAAGACTGTAGGAAAATTGAATGAAAGAATTGAATTTATGGAAAAGAATTGTGATACATTTTTTCAATCTATAGAAGAATTAGAATCTTTAATTGAAGAATTAGAACCTGAACTAGGTGAACAAGAATATCCAAAGGGGGAGTAATGCCAACATACACATTTGAAATAATTGAAACTGGTGAACAGTATGATGAAGTAATGAAGATTGCTGAAAAGGATGATTATCTAAAAAATAATCCAAAGATTAAACCAGTCATGACTGCACCACATTTTGTGGGTGACCATATAGTCAAAAAAATGGATGGTGGATTTAAAGAAACACTAGAGAAAATTGCAGAAAGGAATCCTAAAACACCACTGGCAGATAGATTTTCAAGAAGGTCAGCAAAGGATATTAAAAAAGAAAATATTGTTAAGAAATACAATTTAAAGGACACCTTTTAGATAAATAATATTGTGATATTCAATCTAATAGATTATTCACAGGGGATTAACTGAAGGATTAGTTAATCCCTACTTTTATATAAAAATACATTATGTTAATATTGAACAAACAAGACTCTATACAAGCTGCTACAAAGTTAATTAAATACTTTAAGGACTTTGAGCGTATTGATGATTATTTTCGTGCAAGAAAAATAGAAAGAATTAAAAAAATACCTCAATCATTGCCTGGAATGGGTTTAGATGAAGATATGTTCCAAGCATATGATATGCATCCAGAGGATATGAACTTTGAAATTGTTCAAATGCAATCAAAAACATTTGATACTATGCTTGAAATGGTTGCATCTTTTTCACCAGACCAAGCGCCAGGTAAAGAAATGAAACTAATTGTAAAAGAAACAAATACAAATACAATTGTTGGTTTTATTAAATTAGGTTCACCATTAATTAATTCAAAACCTCGTAATGATTACTTGGGTGGTACACCAGATTTACCTATATTTAACAAGCATGCTATTATGGGTTTCAATATTGTTCCTGTTCAACCATTTGGATATAATTATCTTGGTGGTAAACTCATGGCTGCAATTTGTAATTCACATGCAGTTCGTAGAATGTTAAATCAAAAATACGATACAGAGTTTTGTTTATTTGAAACTACATCTTTGTATGGTAATATTAAAGGTATGTCTATGTATGATGGTATGAAACCATTTCTAAGATATAAAGGTGATACACTATCTAAGTTTCTATTAACACTTGGTGAAGAAATATATTTTGAAATGAGAGATTGGTTTACTGAGAAAAATGGTGGTGAAGATTTGATTCACAAAGGCGCTTCATCTCGTAAACTTAAAATGCAAACTAAAATGGTGGGTGTTGTTAAAGCAAGTTTAAAAGAACATGACACAAAGGCATATGAGTTATTCGTTAATGCAATGAATAAAGCTGGTGATGTTACAACACAGAAAAGATTTTATATGGGTGAGTATGGTTACTCAAATGCAAAAGATGTATTGTTAGGAAAAACAGAAACTCTAATAAAAGCAGATAACTTTGATAGGTTTGAACTTGACGGCATATTCGAATGGTGGAAAAAGAAAGCTGGTAAACGATATGAAAAACTGATTGCAGAAAAAAGGATTCGCACAGAATTAGAAGTTTGGAATAAGGATACCATGAATAAGATTGATATTATAAGATGAACCTATTTGAAATAGATAAAGAAGTCAAACTACAAAAGACTGTTAGAGTTCTTGTGTATCCTAACATTACTTTTCAAGAGGACTTAGAAAAAGATAGTTACATACAAGTTATTAAGAAACAGATTTCTTTACTAAATGAGATTCGTGATGACTTGTGGTTCTATCTTATATTACCTTGTGAAGTGCCTTCTTTACAATTTGATAATGTAACTCAATACATTATTCCAGTGCCAACATATCCACCTACAATGAGGTCACACTTTGATGTTCCTAGAATAAAAGAATTATTGAGTAAGAAATTAGATTTTGATTTAGTAATGACACATTTACCAGAGCATACTCATGCTCTTAAAAATGTATTATATAATGTAACTCACCATGAACCAAAGTTTTTTGGATACTGTCATTGGTGGGATGTGAAAGATGTCGTAGCTTGGTCAAAACCTAGTTTCTTACAACAGATTACAGGGGTGTTGGAATATGAAAGATGTTATCTGAATACACAACATCAAAAAGATTTAGTATTGAATCAAGCAAGTGAAACATTTAATGATGACACTCTTGTTAAATTAGATGAGATACTTGTGCCGCAACATTTAGGTGTTGATAAAAAAGA